TGAAGAGAAGATTAAGCAGTAAGGCAAGCGCAGAACCGGGCAAGTATCGAGTGGAAAGAACGCCTTACCTCAAAGAGCCTATGGACTTATTGAGTAGCCAGGGGCCGATTCAAAGAGTTGTTCTGATGTTTGCAAGCCAATGTGGAAAAACTGAGCTTGGCATGAATTTTCTCGGCTGGATAGTGGATCACAGCCCATCAAGTGCACTCGCGGTGCAACCGACTATCGAAATGAGCCGCCGTCTGTCTAAACAAAGGCTCGAAAGTATGTTTACGGAAACGCCTTGTTTGGCTTCAAAGATTGCTCCTGCAAGGTCTAGGGATAGTGGAAACACAATGTTTAGTAAGGAATTTCCGGGCGGGATTCTTTTAATTACAGGGGCTAACAGCGCCACGGGCCTTAGATCGGCTCCAATTCGTTACTTGTTTATGGATGAAATAGATGCTTTTCCTAGTGACATTGAAGGGGAGGGGGATCCTTGCGCATTAGCTGAAAAACGTACAACCACATTTGCAAGAAAGAAGATATTGCTTACCTCTACACCTACCGTTAAAGATTTTTCACGAATTGAGGCTGAGTTTTTAGCTACTTCGCAAAAAAGATTCTTTTTGCCTTGTCCCTTATGTGGTCATATGCAGCACCTGCAATTTAAAAACTTAAAATATGAAGATAACGACCCTTCAACGGTTCAATACGAATGCGAGAAATGTACGGGCAGATTTAAAGAGGTACATAAAACCTCAATGCTTAGACAGGGTGAGTGGAGAGATACAGCCGACAGTCAAGACAACAAAACCGCAGGATTTCATCTGAATGGTCTGTATAGCCCCTTGGGTTGGTTCAGTTGGGAAAATATGGTCGAGGAATTTCTAAAAGCAAAAACAGATGCGCCTTTGTTACGCACTTTTGTAAATACTCGGCTGTCTGAAACTTGGGATTCTGATCATGTTTCTCCTGTCAGTGTTGAGGGTCTTTTAAAACGTTGTGAAGGGTATTTACCGGGGCAGATTCCAGAGGGTGTTCAGACAATCACTCTTGCAGTTGACGTACAAGGTGGCGGCGGAATGGGCGGCGAGAATCAGCGCTTAGAAGTGTCTATTTGGGGATGGAATGTCACCCCTGATCGTTTTGAAGAAGGTTGGCTTATTGATCATCAAGTCATTCTTGGCGATCCTCATCAATCTCATGTGTGGGAAGTTTTAGACGTTTTAGTTGGGGCTGAATATGAAGTGCCAGTGCCGGGTAACCCTGAGAAGAAAGTGAAATTAAAACCTGATTGCACAGTTATTGACTCCGGCGGATTGGCGACACAAGCTACATATCAATATTGCCGTGAACGTCAGGCGCAAGGTGTTATAGCGATTAAAGGAACAAACCAAGCTCGCAAACCTGTTATTGGTCGCGGTTCAAAAGTAGATATAAACGCTAAGGGTCGGTCCTTGAAAAAAGCATTAACCCTTTACTTAATGGGCGGTGATACTGCAAAAGATGCTTTAATGGGTAGACTGAAACATAACGAACCTGGCCCAGGGTATTTACATTTTCACGCCCAAACAGGCGAAGACTATTTCAGACAACTAACAGCAGAACGTCAAATATTAAAAACTAATCGCTCTGGTTTTCAGGTTCCAACGTGGACACTAAAGCCGGGAACTCGTAACGAGGCTTTGGACTGTCTTTGTATGGCCTATTGCGGCCTTAATCGTCTTTATATGATCTACCCAAGGGCTAAAATTGGCGAAATTTTCACTAAACGTCTCTTAAATCCCGCTAAATCTTCTTCAGAATCCCGTCTAAAATCGAGACAAGCATCAAATAAAAAGAACTATGTCAACAACTGGTAGAGGTTCAGCATGAATATCCCGTCAGAAATGAGGGCTGGCTTTACCTATAAGTGGAGGGAATCTAGCCAAGTTGATCCGTTCGGGGATGCGCTTCAGTCCACCGATTCGTGGGCAATGAAGTTCTACATCCGAACAAATAGCTCATCTGGATTAACTACTACGGGGTCTACTTATGGAACTGGATGGGAGTTCTCTTTAAGCGCTAGCGACACTGCGCCTTTAACAGCAGGTGATTACTTCTGGCAATGTGAGGTTTCGAAAGGGTCAGATAAATATTCAGTTGGCACGGGTTCGCTGTTAATTCAACAAAGCCTTGCTTATACGGGCGGCGTAAGTTCGATCCAAGAGAAGTCACAAGTTGAGCAAGACCTAGACGCTGTTCAATCTGCTATTAGAACGCTGGTTTCTGGTGGAGTCGTAAAAGAGTATTCAATCGGCGGACGTTCGCTTAAGAAATATGAGTTATCTGATTTGATGGCTTTAGAAAGTCGTCTTAAGTATCAACTCAAGAGAGCACAAAGGAGTCAGTTAATTGCAAATGGTTTGGGTAACCCAGCCGCTATGTACGTGAGGTTTTAACGATGGGCATTAGAAACGCTTGGACCGCACTTTGGGAGCCAAACCCAAAAGCAATGAAGCCTCAAAGAAAACGGCAATTTGCCGGGGCCGAAGTATCGCGCCTAACTTCAGGGTGGGTCACTTCGACTACTTCTGCTGATAACGAAATAAAAGGCAGCCTTGAAAAGTTAAGAAACCGTTCGAGACAGTTAGTAAGGGATCAAGACTATTGCAAGAACGCTGTTCGAGTCATTGTTGAAAATGTCGCTGGGACTGGCCCACGTCTTCAAGCGCAAGTGCGCCAAATGCGAGGCGGGAAACTAAACCAAAAAGTTAATGACCAAATTGAAAGGGCTTTTCATAAATGGTCTAAGGCGCAAAATTGCGATGTTGCAGGAAAGCTTGCATATTCAGAAATCATCCGTTCAGCGGTTGCGGCTTGGGTTGAATCTGGCGAATGCTGGATAAGGATTATTAAGGGACAAAAATTTGGTGATAGTTCAGTACGTTTCGCGCTGCAACTGTTGGAAGCGGATATGGTCGATACGGACTATCAAGGCAAAGCAGAGAAGAAGGGCTGGCAATGGAAAATGGGAGTGCTTTTAGACAACTGGGGAAAACCAAGGAAATATGCTTTTTTAACTCGTCACCCTGGGGACACTCTCTTTGTAAATCAACCAACAGAAGGCAAAAAACACATCTTTGTAGATGCTGATTCTTGTATTCATTTAGCAAAGTTCGACAGACCCGGACAGACAAGAGGCGTTCCGTGGATGAGTAGCGCTATCCAGCGTATGCACCATTTAGAAGGATATGAACAAGCTGAAATCGTCAGAGCCAGAGCAGGGTCATGCCTTACTGCATGGATCAGTTCGCCGGAGTCAGAACTAGAAGGCGATGGCATTGTTGACGATGACCGAGTGTATGACTTAAGTCCTGGTTCGGTTAGGTTGCTTGGGCCAGGTGAGCAAGTACATGTTCCTGATATGCACGCCCCAGATGGTCAATTTGAGCCTTTTGTCCGTGCAATGCTTAGGGCTTTATCAGCATCTCTAGGAATTTCTTATTCAACATTGTCTAGGGATAGTTCGCAAAGTAATTACAGTTCTAGCCGTCTTGATCTATTACAAGATCAGGAATCATTTAAGGCTTTGCAGTCTCAACTAAAAGAGGTTGTTTTAGAAAAGGTCTATAACGAATGGCTAGAGGTCGCTGTTTTGTCAGGTGCTTTGCAGTTGCCTAATTATCAGACAGAGCCGGAAAGGTATCAGATGGCTCGATGGATGTTTAAAGGCGCAGGGTGGGTGGATCCCTTTAAAGAGTGCCAATCCAACAAACTTGCAGTTGAAAGTGGGTTCAAGTTGCAGAGTCAAGTATTGGCAGAACAAGGGATGGATCTTGAGGAGTTTCTTACAGCGAGAAAGAATGAAATTGATATGGCAGAACAGTTAGGGCTGAACTTTACGGGTGATGTTGCTACTCCTACGCAGGCTTTGTCTAAAGTGTCAGAGACACCTAAACCAGAAGTAGACGATGGAGAACAAACGTGACTTAGAAAAGACTCTCGTTCAACGAGATTTCAAACTAGAAGTTAGAGAGGTTGAGAAAGAAGACCGCACCCTTGAGTTTCCTTTTAGTTCTGAAACTCCTGTAGCTCGCTACTTCGGCAATGAGATTCTTGAGCATAGAGAAAAGAGTGCAAACTTAGATCGCCTAAATGATGGGGCGCCTTTGCTCTGGAACCATGACCCTGACAAAGTAATTGGAGTTGTAGAAAGGGCTTGGATTGATGAGAAAAAGAAAAGAGGTTATGCCAAAGTTCGTTTTAGCGAAGAAGAATTTGCGGCTTCAAAATATCGAGATATAAAAAATGGCATCATTCGAAATGTAAGTTTTGGGTACGTAATAAAAGATTCTCAACAGATAGAAAACACAGAGGACGTAGTTATACGTGACTGGGAATGCTACGAAATTAGTTGCTGTGCAATTCCAGCAGACGCCAGTATTGGTATATCCAGAACCGCTACGTCTACGCCTGACGTAGAAAAGGCATCTAATATGCCTGAAGAGGAACGTTCTCTGAATGTTTCAGCATCTTCTGATGCACCACCTAACCCTGAAAAAGAGTCCATGACCGCCACCCCTGAAAAAATGGAAGTGGTGCGTTCAGAGGTTGACAGTCAAAAACTGATCAAAGCTGAGCGTTCACGCATCCAAGAAATTCAAACAGTAGCTTCTAAGTACAACCTCCAAGATCTTGGGGATCAGTACATAAAAGAAGAAAGAAGCGTTGCAGATTTCAACGCCGCAGTACTTAAAGAGTGGAAGCCTGAGGCAATCACTCCTAAAGCTGATGATGCCGACATTGGCTTGACACCAAAAGAGACCCGTAGTTGGTCTGTTCTTCGCGCTATTGATTATTTAGCCAATCCTGGTAGTCAAGCTAAGCGTGAAGCCGCTGCTTTTGAAATTGAAGCTTCTGAAGCCGCCGCACAAAAACTAGGTAGAGCTTCAAGAGGTATCACAATCCCTAATGAAGTATTCAAAAGGGACATGCAGACGCAACCCGATACAGCGGGTGGAAACCTAGTAAGCACAGAGCTTTCAAGTGATTTTATAAGTCTCTTGACCAATGCTTCTGTCTTGGCTCAAACCGGTTCAAAAATTTTAACTGGCCTTTCTGGCAATATCTCAATTCCGAGAATTGGAAGCCAGCAAACTTCTTATTGGATTGGAGAGGGTTCAAATGTGACTGAATCCGATATGTCGATTGAACAAATCAACATGAGCCCAAAAACTATAGGGGCTATGACTGACGTCTCTAGGAAGTTGCTAATTCAATCTTCTCTAGATGTTGAATCACTTGTAAGACAGCATCTTGCTAATAGTGTTGCTTTGGAAATCGATCGCGCTGCGCTCTATGGAACCGGTTCAAGCGGGGAACCTCTTGGCGTTCATAATGTTACTGGTATTGCTACAGAGAACATCACAAACAATGACCCTACATTTGGCGAAATTGTTGCGATGGAATCTGATATTTCAGTAGCCAACGCTTTGACTGGAAATCTCGCCTATGTCACCCGCGCCAATATTGCTGGCGCAATGAAGGTAAAAGCCAAAGATTCTGGCTCTGGTCTCTTTGTTTGGGATAACGGAACCGTCAACGGCTATCCGGCCTATATCTCTAATCAAATCGAAGCTGGAGACGTATTCTTTGCAGATTGGTCATCGCTCATCATCGGTTATTGGAGCGGGCTCGATCTTCAAGTAGACCCATACACCGGCGGCGCTTCTGGCAACGTCCGTGTACGTGTATTACAAGACGTCGATACAGCGGTCGCTCATCCTGAGTCCTTCTGTCTAGGTGCATAAGCATGAAGCTTGAAGCCCTACGCAGTTTTGGATTGAAAGGCGAAGTGGTTGAGATTGGGGAGGTCGTCGAGGCCTCCTCCTCCGATGCCAGACAGCTAATTAATTCAGGACAAGCGAAAGAGGCTGTGGTTTGCGAGGTTCAAAAAACGGAACCTAAACCAAAAGCCAAGAAAACACCTAAACCTAAAACCACTCCAACACCAGAGGAATCTGAAGAATGACCATCCAAAACCTAGGTTCAAAAGGAACCGCAATCGACATACTCCCAAATGACGTGCTTGCGAGCACTGCAAATGGAAGTGCAATCGACTTACAAGGCTATGAAGGCTCAGCAGTC